TCCAAATTTCTTCCAAATAAAAATCCCCAGCATTTCGAGGTGGTCGTCTCTACTCTGCCGAGGATTGTTTAAAGTTTCTTTACACAGCGACCACTCTGTTGTTCAAATATAATAAATTCTTTGAACTTGTTCAACTTTTTCAGCCTATATTCCTCAATACTCATCGAGGTAACTGTTAGGTACTTTATCTTGTAGGTGTGCATTTAGAATAGTTTTTGTTGGGTGTTTCTATAGTTTGTAATCAATATTTCTGTTCTTCTATTTTTTATATTACTTCTTTCACCTAAGTTAATAATGTTTAAATTTCTTTCTTCGGCTAATCGAATAATAACAGGATTATTAAATTCAGATATCGCAAAATTATAGCCCGTGGAAACAAGTAAATTAAAAAGGTCCAAACTATCTGCTTCCTTAAAAGAATAAGAATAATTATCATTGGTACCCAAATAAGGAGGATCACAATAAACAAAAACCGATGATGATTTTTCTTCTTCTAATGATATTGATTTTATAAACTTTCTGAAATCCTTATTGGAGAAACACAAATGACCTTTGTATTTCAAAATATTCATATTCTCAATTAAAACCTGTTTAGAGTTTCTATCCGTCATGTGTAACGATTTTGGCGCACCTAGATATCCAAAATTTGAAAGATATAAAAATCTCGCAGCTTTTCTGATATCTGTTAATTCTTCATTAGCTTTCCAATTATTCCAAACATCTTCATGATATGGAGTATTGTCCAAAAAGTAAATTAACTCATCTTTTTTGTACATAAAAATGTTCCAAAGATTGTAAACATCGCTATCTAAATCATTTAGAAAATTTTTAGTCGCTAAAGGTTTATTGAAAAACATTCCTCCAGCACCAAAAAATGGTTCAACATATATTTTATGCGGAGGGAATTCTTCTTGTATTCTACCTGCTAACTTTGATTTATTCCCTAAGCGTCTTAATATCATAATTTCACTTTAAAAACTGTTTTGCCTTTTCGTTGATTAATCGAATTTAATTCTATATTCCATGTATTCGGTAACATCCATCATTCTATGATCAAAATAAATGAACCTCTTACCGCCTTTACCATCATCTTGCTCATCAAAAATAGCGTCGAAGTCTTTAACCAATTCATTGATTCGCTTTTGTTCTTCACTGAATGCTGTTTCCTTAACCGGCAAAGTTTCTTTTTTACCAATTGACTTTATCAACTCCTTTACATTTTCTGGCATGGGAACTGGTTTATTATGCTCGTTATCCAAAATTAATTGTGCATCGGATATTGAAGGTAAACCATTGGTATGCTTTTTTAATTCATTAATACGCTTAAGTTCAACTGCATCCCCGTAATCTTTATCGGCTTTAGCTAACCAATCAAAAATTATCTGACCATCTATACGGTTGTAAGTCGTTCCGTAATAACCCTTTTTTGCATTTTCAAAGCAATAAACGAAGAAATCGATTTTGTATAAAGAATATTCTTCCAGGATCATAGTTATTGTATTTCCGATCTGCGGAGCATTCATGCTATTTGCTACACCAACACTAAAGTAATTCAATGTATCAACAATCAATACTGTAAGAACAGCTTTAACGAAAGTATCATCTTTACCTATCGGCAATCCATCCAATCCGTAAACAAGCATCATTGAGTTTAACGACTTGTTTTCAGAGTTAAGAACATCAAGAGCCGCTTTGGGTTTGATGATTGATAATAATTGATCTGGCGAAGTCCGCCATAGCATTTCTTGATTCTTCTTTTGTAGTCCCTGTTCCATTTTTTTGCTTTAAATATTTTTCGTAATGATTAATTGTATCTGTAAATTCAACGCCCTGATAACCTCCAGCAATTGCGTTTTCGACTAAGATGCTAGCGAATATCTCATCGTATTTTAAAAGTTTTTTAAGGCTTGCATTTATTGCTGATTGTTCCTTTGTTTTCCATTTTTTTGTCTGGATAAGTTCTAGCCACAATTTTTTAAATGGTGTACCGAAAGTGCATTCATTTTTTTCAAAGCTTATAGAAGCCCTTACTTTAAATTTTTCAATTGAGAGGGTAGGCGCAGCCGAAATTTTTAACTCTCCTTTATTATCTTCTTCTTTAGTTTCCTCTTCTATACTATACTCTACTTTACTTTGTGGTTTTACGGAGGTAGTAGTCGGCAGTTTACCTAGTTTACGTACCCCTAAACTATCTAAAAGGATTAGTAAACCATCAAAACTTATACATTGGTTGTTTCGTTTTTTGTAAGCATCTTGAATACTATCTATAAAATCCTGGCACCAAATTATTTTATTTTCGCTCCAAAGTTGATTATTGAATTTTCCTAATTCAGATAAATCAGTAATAATCGAGTTAAGAATTTCAGTAGAAACTTTGCATTTAGCACTTAAAAACATTTGTGTCGTTTTCTTGCTTAGATCTAAATAATGATAGTCAGTACGTGCAAGATGAGTAAGAATTTTAATAAACGTTGCAAAGCCATCATTACCGTAACGCTCATCAATGTAGTACATCTTTTCACCTTCATCACATAAATACGGAAAGTAATCGACTGTATTTCTTTCTGGTCTGGCCATGGTTTAAAACCTAAAGTTTACCTTTTTCCTGTTTTTGTAGTTATAAATTTCTTCTAACTGAAATAAATAATTTTTAGCATTCGTCTGATCGGTAATTTGCTTTGGTAACCTAGATAATTTTGCCATCATAACCGAGTGTTCATAAAAATCATTCTTTAAGCATTGCATAATAGCAATAGCAAAACTAGGCTTAGTATAGCCCTCATAAAATTTTTTAAAGTCTGATATTTTCTTAGCTGTATTTATTGAAGATTGAAGATCAAATGGTGTTAGATTACCGCTCTCAAATGATTTTTGAGGATTATACTTATCTGAGTTATGATAAGATATAATTGCAAGGCAAGTCTTAATACCAAAATTTGAAAATTCATCCCATAACTGTTTAAATTGGATATATGGTCTTAATCCCATATCAACATACCCAAGCAAGTAATCTTCTTTTTTCCAGTTCGAAGAGTTTGTGTTTAATATATGAACTTCGTTAACTGAATAGTTTGGAACAATAATAAAGTAGACTTCTTTCTTTTGTTCTTTAAGAGCTAATAAACGGTGTTGACCATCTATTATTTCCATTTTATCATTTACAAGAATAGGACTGAATAAGCAATTTTTCTTCATGCTTTCAGAAATTCTTTTAAGATTCATTGGATTTACATTTCTGTTTCCTTTCATTGTTTTGAAAACAGAATAATCAGAAGTACACAATACTTCGTAATTTGATTTTTTGATACTCATTTTAAATAAAAAACCCTTTGTCGAGCCAAGCGGTGGTAGTACGCCCGACCCAACAAAGGGTGAAAATGTTTTTAATTCCGGCTACCACTCCGTTTATTATTTGAATTACTAATTTACGAATTAAAACTAAGAAAACAAATCAAGTTGCAAATTAATTGGATTGTAACCGATTTGTTTCCAACGTAGTTTTAACTGTTCGTACATTCCAAGTTTTCTATAAACCAATGCAACGTAGTATTCACGTTCAATAAGTGCTTTAGTCATTGTACTAAAATTACATATAACGAATGATAAGGCTGTAAATAAGTTTCATATTCACGCTTACAGTTCCAACAACTTTCTCTTTTATCTGATAAACATCCTTCGTTTGTTTGAGGATTAGATGAATAATTTTGGAATAAAACATTACATCCGCAGACACAAATAAATTGAGCCGTAACTAAATAATCACCGCCCTGATCTACTTCCTCATCATCAATTCCTTCAACATCCAACTCCATTCCTTTTTTAAGCTTTTCAGCCCTTTGTTCTGCTGCTGTTAAAACCTGAATTTGTTCCAAGTTCCCAAACTCTGGCTTAATTTCGCCAGCTAAAAATTTACGTCTTTCTTTAAAATCCATACTATAATGATTTATTCAACCAATAAACTTTAAACGATTTTTTACCTTTTTGGATCCAATCATCCTTTATATCCATTCCGCTTTCACGCAACATTGATACGTATTTTCTTAAATCTACAGTTTCACAAATAGAAACTGCAGTTAATACGGTTAACCGTAATCCATTTTCAAATGCTGATTTAACACGTGAAAGATTAGTTTCATTTTGACTACTTGTTTCCATTGTTCAATATGCTTTGTAAAACTGAAATTCTATAATTTACACTGTCTAACATTACGCCTTTATAGTCGAATGCCTGTAATGCTATTAACTCTTTCATTGCTGCGACTTGACTTATTGCCCTTCCATTTGATTTTAAACTCCTTCCCTTGATCAATTTCATATGCAATACACGGAAATTAACTACTGAAGAAACCGGCTTGTTTAGTCTTTTAGCTATTCGCAAATCAGATAATTTACTACAATTGTCACGCATATAAAGCTGATCGGAATACGAAAACATTTCATTTACTCTCATTTTACCTGTTCATTAATAAAGTCCAACAATGCTTTGGGAGTTTCGAATTTAGCAGGATTTAAACTTAATGCTGATTCAATTACCGATGCGTTAATGTACTTGATGTCTCCGTTATAAATTGGAAACTCATTCCAAGAAATACCTGATAAATCCTTATAATCCGGTTCTTCATTTGGTTTGTCGATACCTGTAACTAAGTATATTTCTTTCGGTGCGTTTTTCATTGTAAACCCTGTTTAAGTGTTAGACTTTTATGAATTTCTGAAAGGTATTCACGACCTTCAATAACGTACTTTTCAATCTTGATTGCGTAATCATCTGACCAATCGACAAAGTATTCCAATAACCTTTTACGATAATCAATATCATCATATGTCATTGATTTTTTAATATCATCACAAAACTCAAGAAATGTAGCAAACTTTTTAGTTCCTTCGGCAGGTTGCCCCATCTTATAGTACATTTTTTTATGTTCTGCATCAATGAAATCCTTTGGGGTGTTTACCAGGCAATACGCAATTGATCCTTTTTTTGCCTTGGTCAACCACATATAACCAACAATCTGCCAAAAATACAATGATGATAACGGCTTTGTAAATGTTCTGTAGAAAGTATAAAGATCCCAACTGCTTTTCATGTCCGGAACAAACGTTGCATTATGAACACTTTCACCAATCCATGTATCTGGTGTCCCCTGAATAAACTTATTTGATAACCGCTCTTCATTCTTTATGAACATCTGTTTTTTAATGCGAGAATAAAGGGTTATACTATCTTCTTCAACTGCATTACCTTTCTTTAGATACTTGTTTTCAATGTCGGTATTACGCCCAGTTGTAATTGATACGTACAAATCCATCAAATGAGTTTTTGCGCCCTCTGATAGCGTTATGTTATCTTTTACGGCAAATAGTTCGCTTTCTAACTTTCCTGCGCTTATAAGGGATTCATTCTTCTTTTTCCAGTTAGCGGAAATTGTTTCTCCATCCTTGTTGAATTTTTGCATAGTATTCAAATCAGCCATTAGTTTTGAATAATTTGTTTTTGCATCAATCCACTTCTGCATGTTTGACTTTTCCTTTGTTTCTGCGAGTAGGTGCCCCAAACTGGAACACCTAAACAATAACTTTGAAAAATCCATTTACAAGCTTTCTTTTTTCTGGTTAAATAAATCCAACAACTCTGGCTTAACATCTTTTTCCAACTTTGCCAAATCCTCTTTGCTTGTAGCGTCATTTATCAGAATTGCCATGCGCTCATTTTCCTTATCCTCTGGATAAGTTACAACTTTTTCTTCTGTATTATCCATGTACTCGATATCCTCTGTTTCAGCATCATTAATAACTCCCTGATCAGCAACAATAGCTTTCTGCATTTCAATCGAGAGGATACCCCATTTAGATAGCATATTTTTAAGAACTGTTTTCTTTGCCATTTCATGGAATTGGTCAACATCTTTCCACGGAGTTTTACCGGTGCCTTTGTAGGCTGTTGAATATTTTTTGGCGTGTTTATCAACTTTTTCTTTACTCCAATAGATTGTTTTTTCAAAACCGTTGATCAACTTGAAATATGAAGCGTAACCCACAATAGCACCCTCTCCGTCAATATCAAAGTTGCAATCCAATTCTTCAGTAAGATTGTTATATGCTTTGAATTGATTGTCGTAAACTTCAGTTACGTTAATCCGTAAATACTGACCGCTTCTTTGGGCCAACTGAACAAAACCCTTCCATCCAATCTGCATCTGTGCAACGGCTTTCTGTCTCCATTCTCCATCTACCTTGACGCTTTCGTTGTAAGGGATAATGTAGGCAAAGCCTAAATTTTGGTTAATTGGCAGATCCAGGGTTGCAGCCATCATTGCTGCCTGGAATACGGTGTTAGTATCTGCGTTCTGCAAACTCTTATTGCTGTTTACACATTGCAAAACCGATGATACAAAACCGACTGATTTTTTACCTAATAATTCCTCAAAACGCTTCTTAACATTTTCTTGCGTGAAAAATTGCTTTGTTAATTGCTGTTGAGTTTTAGCAACTCCCGTTTGTTGCTCGCTTACTTTTGCTACTTCTGTGCTTTTTGTTGTCATTATACTTGTTTTAAATTGTTTCTTAATTTGATTACTGTTTCCCGACCATAAGGTTTAAGGATAGTTTCCAATGTTTCTTTGAGGGAATTGCCAAATTCTTGACCTGTTTCGGTTTCAAAGCTGATCTTACCGATATGCTCAAACATTTCAATCGCTTTTGTAATCCGGTTTATATCGTTCTTTATTGGCAATTCCATAATCTTATGTTGTTATCGGTTAATGTTGGGTTAGAATGGTATCCTGAATGAAGCAAAAGGATATTCTCTATCTGAGAAAAATTCTTTTTTAAATTTATCATAACAAAATGCTATGCTCCTATTTCCGCCAACTAATGGAAATGTATTATCGAAATACATAAATCTAAAAGGTATTTGAGCGAGTCTATTTGAATTACCTATTTGCAATGTGGAATGATTAACAAACCAGATAATTGAATAATCAATTTCGTTAATTCTAAACTCAATTTTTCGATCAAAATCATCTGTTTTTGGACTTTCTTTAGTTTCAATGTTATATTCAAATAACAATGATTTAATTTCTTCAATGGTTATTGCTTCCATGTTAAATAAAAATGGGGTTCGAAAGGTCGCACAACCAATCTAGCCCCAATGTTTTTAAGTTATTATTGTAGTGTGCGCTACTAAACTTGTAGTGTAAATATACGGGTTGTTACTTTATAATTTTGTAACTTTTATGATAGATTTATATTCTTGAATTGCTTTGAAAATATTAAATGCTACCTGTGGAACAATTGCATTACCACCACCCTTTATACTTTCGTTTCTCCACTTAGGAAAGGTAATTCCGTCCAATCTGGAGGAAATCCCATCATCTCCATCACAAATAGGGGATTGAGTTGGGAAGTTCTGCCAGTAGTTTGAAATGCCCTCTTTTGAAGACCATCCTGATTTCTCTTTCCTGTGTTCTTCGCCGGGTTGTCGTCTGCTGTTGGAGTTGGTAGCATCTGTTCGTTCAATCTTACATAACTCCTCAGGTCGTTTGTTTCTGTTCGACCTCGTTTCTTTATGCTCTCTATTGATGCCATTGTTTGATGATCTGAAGCCACTGGCGTAGGGAGCATTCCCTTGTAGGCCATTTCGCTCAAGTATAGAGGAGTTGTTTTCTGTCCATGATACTTCAGTCTTTTCTCTGCTGTTACTGCCATTGTCTTTTCTGATCGTATTCTGTTCACCGCTGTTACGGTAGGCAATAAACCAAACCCTTTCTCTTTTATGGGGAGCATTGATGGCTGCAGCTGGAAGTATAAACGGTTGAACTTCGTACCCTTGAGCTTCCAAGTCAGTTTGCACCTCTTCGAATACCATCCCCCCATTCCAACTAACAAGACCGAGAACGTTTTCGCCCACAATCCAGGTCGGTTGAATTTCCCGTATTGCTCTAAGCATTTCTGGCCAGAGGTGGCGTTCATCATCTTTTCCTTTTCGTAATCCGGCAACGCTGTATGGTTGGCATGGGAATCCTCCTGTGAGAATATCAATTGATCCTCTGTGAATAGAGAAGTCTGTTTTTGTAATGTCATCGTAGCTTTTTGAATTAGGCCAATAATATTTAAGTATTCTTTTTCCAAAGTCGTTCCATTCGCAATGGAAAATATTTTCCCAACCCATCCATTCAGAAGCTAAATCAAAACCACCTATTCCGCTAAATAAAGATCCGTGTCTCATTTGGTTAAAATTACCGCTGCCAATATCCCCATAACCAGGAAAAATATGTAAGCGTATAAATCCTGTCTTGACCTAGACTTTCTACGGTCGAAGTATGCTTTTTGTGATTGCCACATTACCTTAAAAATATATAAAGTGCAACACTTGATGAAAGCAGAACGAATGCTATAAATGCAATCTCACATAGCCTATCTGCTAATTTGCTCTGTGCCTTAACCTCTACCGGCTTAGGCTGTTCTTTGAATTTGTTTAGGTCGTATGGATCGTATTTCATGGGTTCCAATCTTTAAGGTTAACTTTATTTAATTCGTCACAATGATTTTGAGCTTCTAATTCAGTCTCATATCTCGATGATCCTGTTTTTGATTTGTTCCAATATTTAGAACCGCTAAAAACCTTATATTTTTTAGTTTCCAAAAAATAAGCCGGAAAATATATTTTATCACTACCCATTTTCAACCTCTCCTATCATTTTAAATGTACCAACAACTTCGATATCACCAAGCATTACACTCATGTACCTATACTCACCGTCAAGGCATAAAACCTTATAACCCAAATCCCACTCAACTGATGGCATTTTATCACCAACATTTACCAATGGATTACCTAAATAATCATTGTATTGGCACTCTTTTATTTTAACCACATGAGTTGGCTTGATGTGGCTAAACTCTGTTTTAATCTTGTATTTTTTAAGCTCTTCCATTTTTATAAATATTTTGAGTAAATAGTTTCCTTGTTTGCAATTACGTAGTCACGAAATGTTTTAAAATCCTTTTGGATTATCAAAACCCTATCCGAAAAACTGCCTTTAATTTTGTGTTTGTTGCAGTATTTGTGTACTATTTTTTGTATCTCAACCCCAAAGAACATATCTTTTTTGCCCTTAGTATTTCTTATATCTAGTGTTAATCCTTGAGTTTCAAGAAAATTACCTATTCCAGATACGGCGTTGTTCCAATCTTTAAATCTGCTCATATTATTTCAAATCTCTATTGGTTTCTTGTTCTGTGTTGGCTGATTGGAATTGGTAATGATCACAAACTTTATATGCTTCTGAACATGCGTTTTGAAAATTAGGTTCTTCGTCTAGCCATTTATCAATACAGAAGTCTTCGAAGTTGCCCCAGTATTCTTTATGAATACCTTTGGGATCGAAAGATATATCCTTAGGATAATCAATATTTCCATAAACCCAGTTCCTTAGCCCTGAAATGGTAAATATCACTTTGCCGTTAAGCAATATGTTTTCGTTTAATTGTTCAAATATTTGAGCCATGTTGTTATTTATTATAAACCAATTTAATCGAGGATTTTACATCGTTTCTATCGGTATAAATACAAAGGATAGCTTTTGCGTTAATTTTAGCATTTATATTGCCTTTTAACATCTTGGTGTTTGATAAGTGATTTTTCATGTTGTTTGTTTTTGTTAAGCAAATGTAAATCATTCAAAACAAACCACCAAATTTATTTAATAAAATATTTTATAAAGTTTTTTATACAACGTATTATATAAAGTACTATATTTGCTTTATGAAAATAACAGATACTAAAGCGAAACGTTTAGAACGCAATGCTAAAATAAAAGAAAGGTATACCACAGAAGTTTCTGCGGGAGGCATGAAGTCTGCGGTAATTGAAGGTATTGCAAAGTCCTACCGAATGACTGTTCCAACTGTTTACTCAATTATTAAATAATGGATAGATTAGCTTGGACTGGTTACGTTTACTCAATTAGTCACCCCGAAACAAAAGAAGTTATTTATATAGGTCAAACTCAGGATATAGCAAAAAGGATTATGTGCCATATAAATAAACATCACAATCAAAAAGTTGAAAACTGGATTAATGATTTATTACAAATAGGTAAACTTCCTATTTTTAAAATAGAATGGATGGGTGATTTTAAGTTATCTCTTATAAAAGAGAAGGAGTTTATTGAAAAACACATTGAAACAGTTTACAATACAAACAAGGGTGTTGGATCAAAATCTGTAAAACCATGCTAGCCTATCTACTAATCCCCTGCACGATAATGGTTATCATGTTGGGCGTGTTTGCTAAACTAATTCTACGTACACGATGAAAAAACTACTATTCGCATCACTTATCCCTTAAACAAGATGGAAAATAAAATATTCAAATACCCGCTACCTGTTCAAGAAAAGTATTCAATAGAATTGCCGATTGGCGCTCAAATTATCCGAGTAGATGATGTTGATGGACTATTCTTTTTGTGGGCAATAGTAAATACCGACGAAGAAGTTGAAAAGGAACTTAGGCATTTAGAATTCTATAAGACTGGACAGCCTATTTTAACACCGTTGAAAGACCTTAAACATATTGGAACCTGTAAACTATTCATTATGCAGGAACTTTGTTTATATGTGTTTGAAAACATTAATCATTAACCCATGAATTACGGAGATTTACCTATTGATTTAGGCGTTCATAATGTTGAATGTAAAGAAATGATGTTCTACCAATATTTGCCAATAAAGCTAATCGGCAACGTTAATCCTGTATTTGAAGACAGGTTAAAATGTTTTTCTGATTTAATTGGCGTTAGCTGTTGTGACTTCATAGCTAAAAATGGTCTTGATAATTATGTGAATTCAAATGTTTACCTAACCGTAAAACATCTTTATCAAATGCCTAACTGTTCATTTAATAGATTTGGGTTTCATTCAGACGGTTTTTTGACAGGTGATATTAATTATGTTTGGTGTAATGTACTACCTACTGTTTTTAATTCAACTGATTTTAAATTAACTCTTGATGATGAAGTTTCTATCAAAGAAATGGATTGGCAAGCAGATAAAAGATTAAATGTTGTTTATCCAGAGAATTCTCTTTTAAGGCTTAATCAATTCAATATCCACAAAGTTAATGAAATGGAATTTAAAGGAATGAGAACATTTTTTAAACTATCTTTCAGTAAAGACCAATATGATTTGGTCGGAAATTCACACAACTATTTATTGGATTATAATTGGGAAATGAAATCAAGAAAAGAACAACGGAATATTCCACAAACAATTAACTACAGCTAAGATTATGAAAAACTTTGACATAACAACTTTAGATCAGCAATACGATAACGTTCGCATAGCTGAAAGTCACGATAATACAGTTAGATACATTGTATCAGCAGACAAAGGAGATGTTGGTGAAATATTTTACTTTAAAAAACAACCTGGGGAGATTAGATTATTTATAGACAATTTCCCAGGAACTAAGAAAGAATATTCAACATCAATTCCTTTTGAAAGTGTGAAAGAGTTTGAGGATAAACTTTTGTTTTTAGGATTAGTTCTCGTTTCAGAAGAAAGAAGAACATCTACGGGTTCTTCGATTGGCTCTTCACATTGGTTTAATACATTAATAGCAAGGCATCTTCACATGGATGAATTTTTGAAAGACCAAGAGCGCATAGATAAAATTGAAAAAATCAAAATTCAAGAATGGGCAATTGATTTGTATGCTAGTTCAAAAGAATTAATTCGTGGTTTTAAATTCATAAACAAATAATGCACTTCACCCACAAACAAGGCTCTGCTGAATATTTGATATTAGCTTTGCCGAATGACGCTGATAGTTCAGACAACACATTTGATCCTGAAAAGAATGAAGCGTGGTTAACCATATATGATGCTGATGGTAATTGGATAGATGACATTGATTTACCTCCCAACAATTACGAAATAATTTACAGCGGTCTATTGGATGAGGTGAGCGAGGAAAACATTAAACAATTGGTTAATGGACTAGGTAGCGTTGAAGGCGTGTATTACGAAGATTATACCAAAAAAGATATTAATCCTTTTTATATTCTTGATACACGCAAAGAAAGCTTTTTAAGCCTAATAAGGTCTAAAGGATGGTTTACTGAGAATAAATATCCAAAGCCAACATGTGAATGCTTATGTGAGTTTGATAGAGAAGGATGCGAAGAAAAGTGTTTGCTTTGGATTAATGAAAATAACAGAGTAGTCAACAAAATAGCAATATTAAAAATAGTATAATGGAAATGCAAATTAAATCAATGGAAGGTCTTTTTGGTAGAGATGAAACAAAAGACTTTGAAAAGTTCAATCTTAAAAAAGGCGATATAATTGAAGTTTATAAGCTTGCTTCAAATGCTTATTGGTATCAGCCAATTCCAAAAGGAGAAGTATTAATGATATATTCTCACAATTTAACAACCCCACCCCTAAAAACAGATTGAAATGGAAAGAATTAAACTAGCATTGCACAATATAGTCGGTCACCCATTAATGGAAATTGCTTATATATTTGGTCTTAGAAGATTTGGCAATTGGATTCATAATGTTTTGTTCAACATACACCACTAATGACCAACTCCCAATTCAGATCCAACCAAATCGATAAGGCTATGAAAGCCATTCGAGAATCCATTAACACAAAGTTTGAAGGATATTTAACAGGAACATATTTTTCAACCAGGTTCAAGAAATAAACGAAGCCTTTATGGCGAAACGGCAGTCTTTGTAGTCGAAGCGAAGCTGCCGTTTATTTTAAAACTATGAGATTACCAAGGAAATCATTAACGCCAGAACAGGCAAAACAGCTAAAATCAACTATACTTCAAATGATCTGGACTATTGATGAAGACACTATGTTCTGGAGATCGAAAATAGGATGCAAATTAAGCCCTCTGGAAGAGTTTATTATATTTTCGGATAAAACGGTAAGCTCGCCACAAGACATCGTTGACAGGAACGAAAAACAGGTAATCGGACTTAGGTACAGGCTTGATAATTACGTAGCAAAGTATTTGTAAACAATTTAAACCTACGGCTCAAAGGTTAAGCCGATAAGATTATGAGTGATAGGCAATTTATATTAAGTATTTACCCAAAAGCCAAACTATCCTTTAGAGTTAAGGGAGAAGGTAATTCAAGAGCCTCTCATTGGTACGAAATATGGTCCGGATGATATAGATAATTCTCCTAGGTATATGTTAAGCGAAGGGAAACCGCAAACTGCTAAAAAAGCATGGAATATAGCTAGGAAATTACTTCTAAATAGACTAACAAATAAAACCCCTCACGATTAGCGAAGGGTTTTTTAATCGTCCTAACATAGCTATGCAATTATTAGACTGGTACGATTAAGGTTTATAATCTTCTTCATCACCGTAATCCTGTAGATCATCGGCAAATACACGCTGCAGATATGCAATAAGGTCTGCCAACAATTTCTTTAATACTCCGGCCAATAAAATTCCCCAAATACCTTTTACCCTGGATTTAATAATCTGACTTAGTGCATCCTCGATCAGATCCTGTTTTCTTCTTCTCATAATTTATGCTGTTTTAATTAACATGTAAAGACTAACACCTATAATGCATGCAACAAATACAACTGCAATTATAAGATAGACAATTGTTGGATCGGGTTCGTTACTTGCTTTCAAGGCCACACATTTTAGATATAGCATGGGCAAATAGATTACCCTGTATAACGTATTTTGAAACCATTAGCTTAACATCTGTAGGTATATCGGTGAATATATCCAATCCGATCGTAAGTACTGAAGTGACGTAAAAGAATACCCTGAAAGCATTTTTTACCCAAGGAGGTGTGGTATTGCCAATCTGACCAAAGCCAAATCTAGTTTTAGTCTCAGATAATGAAACCGCCTTATTTTCTACGATTACTTTTTTTGCCATTTTATTATTTTTTATATGGTTTTAATCTGCTTAACCAACTCTTTAGAAATTGTGCTTGGCTACCCTTAGCTATTGAATTATAAAAGTCTTTTCTAGCTGTATTAAAACGAATATAAATCAATTCTGGTATAGCATTATTTATAGCTTCAATAGTTTTTTCTCCAATTTTTCCGTCAACGTCTATTTTGTTTAGGTTAACAGATACATCGTTATAAGCTTTCTGTAAAAACTTTGCGCTTCTACCAGTACCAGAGTTAACGCCAAAATCATAAACCGTATTAGCTAACTGTTGATCATAAAACAAATCCAATTTGTTTACATCCCAAAAGTTTTGCTTGTAGAATGCGCTAACCATAAAATGAATTGGTTCGCTTGATACCAATGCAGATGAATTAACCCATTTTGCCAAAGACATTTTTTTGTCAGACTTGTTATAAGATAACTTATACTTATCAATATATTTCCAACCATCCCATTTAGGCCAATAGTTACGGGCAATACCTGCATAAGTTTCTCCGCCTGTATCTGATGGGTTATTTGCATACCCCCCCTCATTACGTCCGGTTATCGATTCTGCTATTTCAAACTTTGCCATAATCTATTATTTAATCTCTGAATGGTTAGCAAACTCATCAACTGTAATACTTCTGATATCATTGTTGACCGATTGCTCACGCTTATAAGCAATCATTGACAAACAAACAAGCAGAACTACAATAGCAACTACCCTTACCTTTTTGCTCTCAATTGCGCTGTATCTTAGCTGATCCATAATGCAAGGTACTAAATTATATTTATAATAAAAAAGGCTAGTCAATTCAATGAGCTAGCCTAATACCGATAAAGACTTAGCAGAACTTTATACAGTTTCTTTATCTAAACCTAATTTTTTACGAAGTGCATCATATTCATTTTTTAGGTTTTCAATTTTTAAAATCTGATCAGTATGGTAACCTTGATACTTTGCAATTTCTTTTTCGTAGAAGTCCCTTGAGTTAGTTTCAGATTTGATTTTTTCTTCGATTGCTTTTAATGCTAATTCAAACATAATGCTAAGTTTTAATTACCCGACATTGGGCTTACAATGTTACCAAATAAAACAATAACCTTTTGTAAAATAGATGATACAAACTTAATTCATACAAATATTAATAGTTTTTAACTATATTTGCATTGCTACGTTATCAAAAATATCTATACCTCTGTGAGTAAATCATAGGGGTATTTTTATTATATTTGTATGCTTTGATATACGTAGCAGTCTTTCGGAGCGATTAAAATATTTTTGCTCCATGAAATTAAATAAATAACTTATTGGTTATACACCGTTATAGACAAAGACGGTTGTAAATGTTGAACTTATACTCAAAAGGTATTTGGATCGAGTACATTTAACTTAGGTTAAGATTAAAGATTGTTTTTCATGGGGGAGCTTTTTCTTTTCTTTCTTCTTTTCCTTTATTTTCTTACGGTTGTTTTAGTTTCCTTTTCTTCTTTGTTTTCTTTTAAGGCAATAAAAAAAGTCCGTTACATTTCTGCAAAGGACTAACCAAACTTACCCTATGAAAAGTGTTTTTATCTTCTACTGTTATTCTCCATTGCATCAACACGTTGTTTTAGCAACTGTATGTCCAACTTCAAGAGGTTAATGTCATTCTTCATTGCCTCACGGTCAATATAGTAATCCTTAACAAACTCTACCTGTGTTTTTCTCATTTCTGCCTGTTTCTCAATGGTAGTGCTAGTTTTACTATCAATGGATACCAAAAATGCGATTACCGGCACGATTAATACCAATCCCTTAATAATTTCAGCTAATGAAAGCTTTTCATCTTTTAGATTCATTACGAATGTCATTGGATTAATTTTTAGCCGTTATAATAGTACAACAACAGTGCCCAATTTTGTAGAAGTTTCTTCAAATACATTTTTTTATAAAGATAATTATTTTTCCTTAATTGCGTAGTCGTATCTTCTATAAAGAAACCAATTTAATCCCGTTAATAAAAAAGGTAGAACTATTACCCCTAGATAGACTGAAAAATAAAGGTTAAATCCATTATAGGCCAATACTATAGAAGATAATCTGCATATTGACAACCAAACAAGTATCTGTACGTACCATTTCTTTTTGTTAAAATTTTCGGTCGATAAATAGAACATGGATACAAAGCATAGATATGCAAATTGCAAAATCCCCTCCAATAGAAAAGATACCGAATAAGAATTAGGTATATAATAAAATCTGTAGACCCATGTACTATACCAGAGCCAAAAAATAAATAAATGAATTTTTATCCCGCTGGCACCCATAACCATCCATTAGGCCCACAAATATAAGCTCCTGGCCCACCTGGCGGCTCTCCGCTCGGCATTGGCTGTCCGTTGCATAATTCTTCTTCTTGTAATTGTTCTTCCATAATCTTAATGTTAAAAGTGCCGTAACCATTTACGACTACGGCACTAAAATAATGAATTTAATTAATAATTTTCATGATGGTGTATTATTTTTCAGTTACAAGTACATCAACAACAACACCAGATACAGGAGAATATTGAGGTATTAACCCTAAAGAAAGAATGCTAGATAAGGTATAAACCTTAACCGTAAACCCTGTAGTGGATTTAGCCGATACAACAGCCGTGTAAGAAGCGAAATCTCCCTGTATAGCTACCTGTACATTTGGGGCAACACTATAGGCCGTACCAAATGTAACCGTATAAGTTCCAACAGTGGCAATCGTAGTTCCCGTGTAGGTTTCCTGTCTCTTTTTAGAAATTGTAAAATTTGGGTATGTTCCGGTAACAATTAATCCATTTGCGGGCGTTAGCACAACAGTCTGACTAGGAGCGGTGTTCGATATCACATTGGATGATATATTTATACCTGCCCCTGCCGTGTAATTTGGTATTGTGGGAGTACCCGTTAAATTAGAATAAGGAATTGTCAACTGATTTGAAGCAATCCTTTTGACTTCGAAGTTGGATGCGGTTTTTACGAGAATGCTATCAGAATTTGATCCCTGTCTGGTATTCTGTAGCTTGAACTTTGGCGCTGCTATCCCTACGCTGTCGTAGAACTTTAATTGGTAATAACCAAACTGCGCTTCGGCACTAAATGATAGCAGGGCAATAATAAGAATTAAGTAGAGTTTTTTCATATTTATTATGATTAAAAAAGGGGGCTGAATTGCCCCCGATTATCTTATGGTAGAATTGTGACGTTCGTGGAGAACCAATTCGTACTATCGTACTTTTCGTAGACTATATTTATCGTAGTGCAGACCACTTTCATCCCCACCGCTGCCGAGGGATATGTACTGTTCAATGTTGATTTTGAGAATGGAGTTCCCGTTGTGTTTACCACTCTCAATGAAGATGCGTAGGCGGGGAGATCAGAATTCCTGACTACAGAAGTCGGATTTCCGTCGTTTACCGAAACAGCAAGGTTGCCCCCAAACGAAGCAGGGCTGCCCGAACTTTGCAACTTAAGGTCGTAAGCGCTTATGTATAAGTCCCTATAGGTCGAACTCGTTCTGTCGTAGGATGTAATAAGTCCAAATCCACCAATAAAACCAGCCTCAACAGCTTCGCCACTTCCAGAGCTATACCATCCCTGAAACCTACCTTGTTGCCCATTAAATGCTCCACTTGCAGTTATATCAGTTACACCAGTTAATGCGCCTGATACGTTCGCTGTTCCGTTAAAATTCTGGCCCCATATAGTTCTGGTATTAGCCAATGCAGTAGCTGTTGCAGAGTTGCTTAAATCTATATTGCCAGAGCCTAATATTGATCCACCATTTATGGTCTTAATATTGGCACCGCTATTTAATAGTGGTTGATAATTCCCGTTGTCTATGCTACCATCAGCTTTCAGAAATTGTGCTGCTGTGCCACCTGATTTAATAAATGTGTTTCCTATAATAGTACCCCCTACTATTCCAGGGGCATTTACCGTTCCCGTGAAAGTTGGATTGGCTATTGGAGCGTAAGTACCTGCCAAGTCAATATTTCCCGCACCAAGTATCGAACCGCCATCTATTGTTTTTATGTTTGCACCGCTGTTCAGTTCTACCTGATAACTGCCATTATCAACACTTCCATCCCCCTTTAGGAACTGTGCAGATGTACCGCCTTTCTTAACAAATTCATCTGCAGAAACACTTTTAAGGTCTGTTTTGCCGTTTATTACTGAAAAGGCAATTTGATTAGCATCATAACCGTTTATTTGACTTTTAAGCACCCTGTCTACTCCCTTCGCTATCCTTTGACTACCAGCAGCGGTTAAATGCAGTCCATCAGCATTGAAATACGTTAAATTAGTTGGATCGGGATTTATCAAATCTGGTCTAACTAGATAGTCATATAAGGTTGGGTCTGATGCAATCAGTGTGTTAACTGCATTTACCTTAGCATCTATAGGGGCGTTTGTTGTGTGCCCAAGCGTAAATGCAACAACTGTAAATCCGTCTGCTTTAGCTTGCGCCCAAACTAGTTTTAAATTGTAATAAACACCAGCAGCAGAGTAGTCATCAAAGAAATCATTTACACCCAACCAAAAGAAAAACAGAACTTTTTCTTTATTATTTGCAGGTTTGTGCACTGCTACTTGAGATGTGTACAAATTATAATCTACAAAATAATACAACCTTCGACCAGCAGTAGCGACATTAACCTGAACAGATCTTGCAACATCAAGATTATAATTTATCAATTGGGTAGGATAGTTTGTAGGACAGTAAGACCCAACGCAAGATGTATCTGTCATACTATCACCGGCATAAACTGATGTTTTAACTCTTTTAGAGCCTATTGATAAATTTTTATTATACCATTCAGAACGTGAATAAAGGTATGTTCCCGCACTTGTACCAGGCGATCGGTATGCGGTATCGGTTCCAACAATTTTTCGTTGCAAAGCACCGTTCCCGAAACTTGAAAAAGTTTGTGCGCTCGCTCCCAATGAAGCCAATAATAATAGTGCTAATAATCTGATTTTCATCTTTTAATGATTAATTTAATGTTTGAAGGTATATTGTTCGGAAATCCATAATATCTCGGAGGTGAAAATTCTGCATGCAGATCTCCCCGAAAATCAACACCATTTACGGTGCATGAAAGAACTGCAACGGCATCAATCTGAAGATAACCCGTATCTCCGTCCAATATTACTTCGTTTCCATTTTTGAACTCGGTCATAATTCCAGTCCATTTAGATCCGTTCCAGATAATTGAATCTCCGTTTTCATCTACGAAAGTGAAGTTTTTTGGCAAGTTGCTTGTATCTAACATTGCCTTGTTGCCGCCATCAGGCGCTACGTTTAGTCCTAGTGTAATCATTTAAAGTTAAATTGTAAAGGTTTATTTCATATTTATTTAATTCTTAATTATGCGTTGTTGAATACTCTTAACGGTGAAACATAACCGCCTACAGGTTTTGCATACGGGTTATCATTTGGAGACGGGAATAGGTTTGCATATGCAGTTCCAACACCATCAAGTACCGGTAATGAATTTGGCCCGGACTGAACAATGTTTACAAGCAATGTACTGCTAGGCATTCTAATCGATTGACCAGAAATTAAAATATTGCTTCCTGTTCCAAAATCAACATCCAAAGAAACAGGGGGATTGGATGCAGTGGTATAATCTGTTTTAAGTCCTGTAAGGTTCTGTATAATAACTCCCGCATCATAGCTTACAACCGAATTTGTACTATCTGTTGATCCTCCAGCACCAATTGCAGCAACCTTGTAAGTACCCGCATCAGTTGATGTGAAAAGTGTTTTTGTATAAACTGAAGATGTAGCTCCAGAAATAGCAACCCCGTTTTTATACCACTGATATCCTGTTGTATTGCTAGCTGATGCACTCAGAGTAAGTGTATTTCCTTCAACAATCGTTAATGGTGTCGTAGGCTGTAATGTAAATACAGGTTCGGGCGGTGTTGGGGGAGGTATAACAACCTGTCCAACCTTATAAACCGTAATATCCATTTGTGGGGGCGAACTCGGAAAGTTTGGATTTAAAAATCCGGTTATTGCACTGTTTGAAAAATCATAGTTAACGGTTATCTGCTCGCTTGATGAAGCATAATCTATTCTTGCAATAAAAACAACTTCTCCCGCTCCTAGTGCATAAGGATAGAACATTCCTCCAAATCCATCATCTTCAAGATCACTTTCAGTAAATGCTATTGGTGTAACGGGTGTTCCGCCCTCGCCAATTAAAGTGCTTACCGTTGCCAGATCTGGAATACTTTGCGGATCTGTAAAAGTAAAAGCCTGATTATACTTTAATTGGGTTTCTACGTCAATAAAACTACCGCTAATCGCACGTAATATGGTAACATGTATCAGATCATATATCGCTTCACGTATTCCCATTAGTCAACCAATTTAAATATGTAAAGTGAGATAACAGATTTTGGCGTTACGTCGAACTCCTCACCATTTCCCATATTATCTGTTTTCCCCAATGTTGCTGCACCATTTCCCTTTCTAGCTTCATATGCTAAATCTCCGCCCCCCGTACCCGCTCTCGCAACCCTTGTGTTTGCTGCAACCGTATCCCCTGGAGTTGAATTAACATCGGCACTCATCGTAAACAACGCTTCAGCAGGTAATGCTTCACGTGGAATAAGCTTTTGATTTGCACCAATAACAGTCCCTAGTGTATTGTAGTTGGAAATGATATTGGATGTATCGATCTGTTGGAAATATGCTCCATCCGCATCAATCGTTCCGTTAGTACCCAATATACACCATTTAGTCCATTTTGTATTAGCCTTACCCAGTCCCGTTACGGTATCCCAATTCAAAAGGAAATCACCTGGAGTTGGTTCTAGCCAATTTGTAACTGCACCCGCACCTAGTTCTGTTGATGTACCCCCACCACCGCTAATAGGTATCGGTAATGCATCCAACTGCTTCCAGATCAACCATACCGAAACATCATCAGAAGGATTAAAACCCGAAACATAAACTATTGTAGTTGTTAAAAACAACCAATCAACGTGAAGTACGTTTGCAGTTTCATTCAGAACAATTGTTCCTATTTCACTTCCATTTGGCGTTGTTCCAAAATTAAGCGTAACAGGGTTGTTTGAAATCCTATAAATAGCAATTGATTCGAGCAGAGAATTAAAGGTAAACAAACCTGTTACATTAAAATCTTCGCCCGAATTTAAATAAGGTGTAACCACTTGATTAGGTGTATAAGTCTGATTGGGTAAATTCCCTGCTGTTACAAATCTAATAAAATTATTCGTAACGGGTTCTATATCTATTGAGCCACCAATAAAATTATTATCGGTGTTGTTTTCGGTTTCAAATTCAGCATCCTGTATCGGCTGATAAGGCACTCCGTCAATCGAAATCTGATCACATTGGGTAATGATATTTACCTTATCTAAGAACTTGTTTGGAACGCCCCATTTATAGCCAACATAAAAAGAAAATTGGCGGTAAGCTGTTGAATTAAGCTGTGTAAGGTTATGTCTCTGATCGTTGAAAACATCCCTATCATTCTTGGGAGTATATTTTCCTATCCAACCCTCAACCCTGAATTGTGGATTAAAACCCGTTTCAAAAACTATTGAATAATCATTGGTTAAATGCTTGTATGATAACAGAACGGTATTCTCCCACTCATCTGCAACTTCTATTGCTTCTGCTTCAAATTGATCCTGTTGGATTACGTAACGTCCAGATGTAAGATTTGAAAATGGGTAATCTATTTCATATATAACGTAATCTGGATAATCTGGTAATGTCAAAGGACTTGCTACCCATGCAACCGTATCGGCAATCGAGTTATCCAAATTATAGATAACCAAATCGTTTAATACTTCATCAGAAATCAATTGAAGCCTTAACCTATCTGATAACTGCCATTTCTGAAAATAACATTGACCCGTTTGCCAATCCTCCAACTGCGCATTAGAGAAGTTGCCGTCAAATCCATTGTTAATATTTGCTGTATCAACAAAGCATAACGGCAATAATAGCGCAGGTGTCATTATCATTTTGCTAAGTTAACGGATTTGTTACATACAAGCAAATGAAATGTTTTGTATCATTGTATTGTTAATTAACAAATGGAATTTCTTGAATGCGGTTGGATGTGCAAAGCAGATATGCTAGTTTACAGGTTCGAATCCTGTCAAGAAATCAAGTTCAGCTATTAGAATGTTGCTTTTGTATCTTAAGCAAACGCCTGCGAACCACTTAACTGTGTAGGGTTGTATAAAGTTCAATACTAACTTTAACTTAAAATAAAGTTTGAACTGTTTTTATTTGGTTTCATTGGATTTATCCAAAAAGGTACTGAAATGAAATAATCATAAGCAAACTAGAGATATGAATTTTATCAGACCGAAATTTGTATAGTATCTCATTTAGCCCTATTCGTTAATTCGTTTAGGGCTTTTTTTATGGCAACAAACTAAAATCAGTTGCCAACAACTTCAAAGTCTGTTCGGTATTTCCAGCCAAATCAACTGGCATTTCCAATATATAACCGCTTGCAATTGTTCCGTTATATTCAAATGTTACGTAACCGAATGGATTGCTATCGATCAACTGCATTGCGTTTCGTGGCAGTTTACAGGTAATGTTGAAAATGTAAGGCTGAAAATATTTCCCAGTTAAATCCGAAACCCTTATCGGCTTATCCTCATCTACAATCTGGCCGTTATTAACTACCACAATATTCGCGTTCTTTTCTGCACTGCCAAATTCAATGAACCTCGGATTTAACCTGTCCAATATCGAACTGAAAAAGCCTGAGTGGTTTAAAAGGTTGTGTTTTGGAGAAAGTAAAAGGTTATACGCTGTCAAAGGAAAGGTTAATCCCGTAACGCTGGTCAACTGACTTCCCAATATTGGAGTAAAGTTCCCATCGCCGTTAATCGGGTTGCAATCGATCATGAACGTATCATTGTCCGACTTGTTATCTGAAGTAGCTGTTTTTGAAATGTTGAACTGTACCCTTAACTGCTCAATACCAAACTGATCGGCCCTTGTTGGCGAAACCATATTGATTTCCTTTTGCAGTGCTGTAATAGGTAATCCCCAAACCTGACCGCTGTTATATTCCTCACGTCCGTCATCAGCATCGGTATTGCCATCATCATATCCAATCTTTAATGAATTGCCCAATAATTCTTCAGCATTATCTTGTGAAAAATCCTTAACGCTCCCAACATCCATAATCTGGATATTACGGAAAAACGAATAGGTTTCTTCTAACTTGAATTTACCGCTATCAGTGCCCAATCCAACATCATTGATAGCATAAAAACATTGGTAAAGCTCTTTTAGTGAAATCTTAATCTTTGCATCGGCTATCTCACGTATTGCAGAACCAGAAGTAAAAATCAGATCCTTTCTAACAGTTTTCAAGAATACGCTATCGAATACCGCTGAAGGACTAATCCTTGATAGCACACGTTTCATTATATCAAAAGAACGGATTCCCTTACAGCTTGACGGATCGCTAACACTTGAGTAACTTATATATATCTGTCCTTCTGAAACATTTAAATATGGAATGCTAGGCGATTGGTCGGCACGTGAATAAATGTAAAGTCCCTCACCCTGTTGCAATGTGTACGTAAAATCAAAATCAACATCGAAAACCAGTGGGTTTGTAGTTTGACTTTCTCCGACAAACAACTGTTTTATTGGATTGTAGCCCGTCCCCAAGGTTGAGCAAATCAATAGTTCACATATACGGCTTGGAGCAAAAGAAGTGTTAGGTGAAATAAAACCCTTCATATTTCCCCTTATGCGTACCGTTTGACCTCCTAGCCTATCACACCTTACAAAGTAATCCCCACCAAAGTTATCACTATCAGCAGCGTTTCTTTGATTGGTGTTGTAGGCGGTTAGAAATTGAGATCCAAAGCCATTTGTCGTTAGATCAGTACCTATTACAAAACGCTTGGCACTATTTAATGAAGTTGCATCTACATATTTAGTTATCCAGATACTTTCCTCTTTAAACTGAACGCCTGGCAATACGATATTAACTATATCAGCACCAACAAGATCAAATTCATACGTAATACCTTCTTTGGCCTTTATATCTTTACCAATTCCAGTTTCTAAAAGCATAATGTTTACCGCCTTACCAACTGGATTATATTTGCTGAAATCAAGATCTGACCGGAATATGGTTTCGTAGTCCCATAAAGATTTACGATGTTCAACCTCTAATCTTACTCCCGCTTCGATACCATACTTATCAAAAGCGGCCTTTAGTATCTGTGCTCCGTCCTTAACAAACTGTAATGGCAATGAAAGAGAACGGATAATACCAAAATAGGCCATATCTCTTTGAAATTTGCCTATTGTTTCCTTATCCCATCCAACAGGTGCAAATACAAGCAACGTGCGTACATTGTCAACAGTTAGATAGTACCGAAACTTATTCCCCATTAAATTCATTAGTTCCTGCTAAAGTTTTTGCTAATATAGCTATTAATCTTGCCCATTCTTGCCGATTGATGGCTAAATCCTTTTTCGGTAATCTGTGTGGATGCTACTTTAATCTTTCCAACCGCTTTTTTAATTTCGCTACTGCTACGCTTGCTCTCTGCAATCAGTCCGCTTACATCCCAACTATTACCCGCAACATCATGTCTATCTGGTTTGGCCAATAATCGTTTGGTTTCTGGAGCAGAAATAAACTTAGTGCCTTTCCTAACAAAACCAATCTCTGGAGTATCTTTTGTTAACGATGTTCTACCATCTGGATCAATCCTTAATTCTTGGCCATGGCCATATTCAGCTAAACCATCATTAGCCATGGTTCCACCTTTGGCAAACTTAGGTATTGGTTGTGCTAAAACGGTGGCTGCTTGGATTGCACCTAAAGCAATAATTCCAGGGATGACGAACGCACCTAATACACCCGTTTGAGCCAAAGCTTTACTTACCGCAACAGCAGTATTTATAGCGATCTGACCAATGGCGAATACCTTATCGGCGACCGCCTGTTTACGTTTCTGTTCACGAATACGAGTGTCTATTGCCAATTGTGCCTGTTCGCCCTGAGCTTGAAGGATAGCTGTTTGATCCGCTTTCTCCTTTTCCGATAATGTACTCTCTTGAATATTTTCTATCTGTAGATCGGTAGCAGATTGCCTTGCCTCCTTTTCCTTTTCAAGATTGGCAATATTGGTTTCGAAAATTTGTGAGGTTAAGCCCCGAGTAAAGTCGAATACACCCAAAGCAACTTCTTTTATCGATTCAGCGTTTTGTTTTTCCTTTTCTAAGCGTTTTTTATTACTAGCATCAATGCCCTGCAATTCGGTATCTTTCGCCTTTAAAATCAGTGCTGATAAATCAGCTTGTTCTTTTGTTACATCAGCACCTTGTAACTTTCTAACCTCAATAAGTTTTTGAGCCTGTTTAATCTGCTCATCAAGCTCTAAAAGATTATATTTACGAACAATTTCAATCCTAGCTAAATCAAGTGCTTCCTGTGCCTTTTCAGAATAATCTCCCCTCTTCTGGTAAGCATTTATTAAAGCTGTTATTTCTTCGTCCCTTTGTCGATCGATAACATTTAAAGCCTGTTGGCCCTGTATTAATCTAATTCTTTCCGCTTCACTTGCGGTAAAAGCTAAAATCTTTAATGTTTCTTCCGAAGCCTTTTTATTTGCATCGCCCGCTTTGTTGTGGAAATCAGCATCTACCTTTAAAATCTCATCGGCAGTTAGCTTCTTTTTTGCCACCTCTTTATCCTGTTCAAGTCTTGCGATCTCAAATGAAGTTTCGGTAAAGTTTTTGAGCGCATCTAAACGGGTTTCCTGACTGAAATTTTCATTTTTATATTGATCCTCATAAACTTTTTGGATATCCTTATTCGCATCGATCTGAATTTGGATCAAAGCTTCCGCATCTTTACGAGCTTGAATTTCTGGATCAACACCTTTTTTAGCTTTCTTAGTTTTAGTTTTTTCAGTAACCGCATCTATTAAATTGTCTTGGCCTGCATATTTAATAAGAAATTCAGATTGTGCTTTTAATGTTTTATCATCTGCATCAAGTATTTTTTTTGCATCCTTATTTCTTTGTAATGCAGGTTTTATAACGTTATCCGTTATATTTTTATTGGCCTGTACTTGAGTAGTTCTAAATTTTGCCTGAGCATCAGTATATTGTTTGTTCTGGTCGTTTATTCTTTTTAGTGTTTCATTTGACCCACTATTAACCTCGTTTACCGTTGCATTATCAACTTTCTGTTTTTGTATTGCAATATTCGCTCTTTTACCCTCAATTTCGGCTAACTTGCTTCTTACCGCTTCGGCTCTTGCTGCTGCTAAAATCTGTTGGGTAAGCTCTTTATATTTATCCGATTCGTCACCAACAAGTATCGCATTAAGTTTAGAGTTTTTAAAAGTTTCCGGGTATTGTTTCTGAAGTTCTTTAGCCGCTTTTATTCTATCGTTCATTGATAGATTAACATCAGTAGCAGCATTGTAAAGTATTTTTAATGTTGTTATTTCTTCGCCATATTTTTTTGAAGCATTTGCATTGACTTCATTGAAAGCTTCTAGATTTTTCTTTGCTTGGCTTGTTTTCTTATTGAATAATTCAAGACCGCCTATAAAATTAAACAACGGTTCTAAGGCGAGGGAAAATATTCCGGCTATTCCAATTCCTGGCAAAACCATTGCGGCAGTTCTTATGAGCCCAAAGGCTTTTGTAAATGCATTCCCGTAATTACCAACGTTGCGCTGAGATTTACCTAAGGACTTCTCTAAGGTTAAAACCTGATCATTTAATTGCGGAATTATTTTGCTTAATCTTTGACCGAATGGACTTGCCCTTTCTTCGGCACTCAACAAGGTAAATGTTTTTTGTAACCTAGCCAAAGCTAATTGACGTTGTTCTAAGCTACCTTTAACAGCTATGCTCTCTTTTGCTTGGGCTTTCAAGTTTGCCCTATCGATTATAGCTAACTGATTTGCCTTTTCTTGCTCTAGGTTTGATAGTTTCTTAGCTTTTGTGGTTTGTTCGGTAACTGCATTAGTTCTACCCCTTGCTGTTGCTTCATTGGCTTCTGCTGCTGAAATCTGGTTACTGTTGGCTACTTCCTGAGCAGATATTTCAGCCTGTTTTTGAGCCAAACGAACTTCGTTTTCTTCAATTGCTTTAATACGGGCAATCTTTGCATTGTCTTTTGCTATCTGTTGCGCTTCAATAGCATCTTTTTTAGCCTGTCTTGCAGTTTCGGCAGCGACAGCCTTTACCCTTTGCGCTTCGAGTTTTTCCTCAATCTGTTGGGTACGTAAAATGGATTGCTTTAGTTTTTCCTGAGCAACAGAAGCAGCATCTGCACTTTTGGCAAAATCTCCCATTCCCTTTGATTTTGCCATTACATCATTCAGAACCTTATATCCTGCGATATTGTCCTGTAACACCAAATAAGCCTTTTCAAGCTCTTCACGTGTTTTGATTACGCTATCTATCCCGACCTTGGAAACAATTTCTTTAACGTCAACTCCTGCCATTATGCTTTAGATTTAAGGGTTTTCTTTAGTGCAATATATTCCATAGTAGATATTTTACGGCTGTCAAATTGGAAATGTTCACGCATTATTGCCAATTCCTCCATGTAATCCATTTCTGTAGCCTTTGCCTGTTCAACTGTTGCAATCTCTTGATATTCTTTTAATACGGTTTCGTATTGGATAACGTATGACTTCGCTTTGTTTGATGTAGTAATTAGGTCTTGAGCAAGTGTTTCATTTGTAAACGGTAGAAATACTCCAGCTAACTTTTTTAACGTATCTACGGTAATCTTAAAAGGTGTAACATCTTCGACCCTACTCAATAGGTTGATGCATTCTTGTATTAGGTTAATCTTGTTCCTTAAAACCTGTATTTCTTTGATCAGTCCGAAAATATGAGTGCCCTGTTGATCTTGGCTTAGCTCTGTATATTCCATGAATATATCGTCCCAAACCGCCTGTAAATCGGGTTTTAATCGCCACCCATCTTTATCTGATAGCAATTGGTTCAAATCGTCCTTAGTCAAGCACTTGATGAAGTTGAGCAATGGTAGTTCAGAACAGTTGGCGTAGGTTTTACGGTAAAGGATATTCATTTGTAACTTTTTTGTGGTAAATATAAAGATATAAATTTAATTGTTACCTTTATTTCGAGAGCGTTAATTTAGATAAGGCGGTAGGGTTTCTTGGTAGGTCTTGTAAACTACCGCCTTTCTTTTAAAATTAAAGATTATGAACAAGTGGCGGAATTGGTAGACGCTCCTACGCTGAGTAGGGTTGCTGATCACAATATTTTCAGGTTCGAGTCCTGACTTGTTCACATTATTTGGTAGGTCGGCACCTGAAAGATTGTGCTGCCGACTTTGAAAAATAAATAAAATATCATGAAAACAATAGTTAAAATAAATGTGGTTAATAATTCAGAGCCCGTTGTTGGTTTTATTGATGCTTATTATGCTCTATCATTAGATACTGTTGCTATAGTTGTTGTGCCAAACACTGGTATATTCCAGAGAAACTTAGTTGATATTCAATTAATGAATATTGAAAATCAAAAAAAATATAATATTGAATTTGCATTAATATAAAAATTAAAAAGAAGCTTGAGAAGATTGACGAGCCTACGCTTATCGATCGAAGCCAATTGCATTAATTTGTAGTTGGCTTTTTTTATGTTGCTTTTAATCCCGTTTTCTGCTCCAGATATTCAACAACTTTCGGTCTTACCGCTTCATTGGCGTAGTTGTATTTATTGTTTTCAGTCAAACCAAATATGTTTTTACCGTCCCTTGCTTCTAGTTTTGAGGTTTTAGAATCAGTTGATCCAAATTCCAATTTACTTCCTTCCAATTTAGCAAACATGTGGCCTTGAAATTGTCCGGTCACAAAGAAATCTGCACGGCCGTAACCAACGAAAGGGTTTAATGATGCTTTATACAGCGCATAACTACGACTTGAATATTCCCTCAAATCGCTACCATCAGACTTTATACCCTCAAAATATAGCTGCTCCTTGTTCAGTTGAACCGCTTGGCTTCGTGTCTGATCAATAGCCGTAACCGTTGCGCCCTCCATATCGAGGGATTTAAAAGCATTGTATAAATCGGTTAAGCCCATTGTATCAAAGATAATACAAAAAGTTAGTGAGTTAAAAGTTATTTTTGGATATGACAAAATTAGCATTGATAAATTATATCGTTCAATTTCTGTTCATCAGAATTTTTAAGAACGTAGAAAATGGAAAGGTAAAAAACTATGGTATTTTATATTTCGTAGTGCCTCTAACTGGATGGTGGAATAACTATATCATCCTTAATAAAGGCGGTAAACTTAAATTTTGGCATTGGATATGATTAATACCATGCAACAACTAACCTCCGACTTTGCTGAGGATATAAACACCCAACTTGAAATAAAGCTAAATAACTGTCTGGAAAAGAACGGATTTGATTTTATAGACTACAACAGGGTATTACTTAAAACATATCCCCACTTCGATCTGATGAATGAGCTTTGGCTTGATGGTGTGCTAATCCTAAAGTGGTCTAAGTTTAGTTTCAAACAGCATGCAGATAAATTGATTGGCAGTTTTGAATATTTGGAGGTATGACCAAGTTCACTTTTACTAATCCGAAATCAATAGGCAAAAACGAAAAAGCGATGGCTATATTTTGTTTATGCACATCATATCAAACTCTTTCAAAAGGTTATATTTTATATGAATTTGGCGAATATATAGCAGCGGTATTGTCTGCAGAAGTTAAATCAATCGAACACGTTAAACCAACTGATTTATGACCTACTTATGTAAGATTATAGCCATTAATAGGCTTAAAAACAGAATGTGGCTATATGGTCAATTGTCCGCTTATTGTGGCGGTAAATATCAAATTACCAAAGATGAATTTTATCTAAAAAATGGCGGTATTTATAAACGTGCGCAAGATAGGGTTTTTAATATTTATTTGAAAATGAAAAATAATTTATGAACATAGATGAAATGGATATTAGGTTAAATTGTAAATTGGTTTGCCTACAAAACAATATGGAAATGCAAATAGATACATTAGCTGAAAGTTCTTTTAATTTAGGCTATCATAAATCCATACAATACCACTCAGATAGAGTTGGTTTTATTACTAGATATTTTTATTGGGTTATGAAACAATTCCCAATCGGACAATATATTTTAGTTAACCCTAAGTTTTATTATGATTGTGGTTGTTCAGATATAAAGTTATTTACTTTGATAGCTTCTAATTCAATTACTGTTGGTCAGTTTCTAGTTTGTCTTTAAAAAATAAATCCCGCTATTTCTAACGGGATCTAAAATCTATTTGTCTTTTGGCTTTACAACCTTGTCGTATTCCTCAGTTAGTTTTTTATCATCTGCCAAGTGTTTGAACGTTTTAAGGAATTTCTCCTTGCTCAACTTCTTAACAAATGGAATGTTCCAACTGACTACCAATGGTTTATCAAAAGCCATTATTAAGCTACTGTTAAAGCTAAACCTTCATAACCTGGTACGCCATTTGCAGAAAGTACAGACGGAGCAGCTAATTTAACTACAAATGGGCCAGAAACGTTATAATCTGGATCTGTTGCATCCAAAGTAATTGTAAACGCTTTCAAGTTGGCATCCAAAGCAACTGAAGTAATCGTAATGTTTGCACCATTTTCGGTTACCAACCAATTTGCAGCGGTCACAAGTGAAGCTGAATAGGTATCGTACAAATCAATTCCTGCACATCCTGTAATCGCTTTTACCTTGATCACATTTGTAGCACGTGTTGCAGCTAATGTAATGTTGATATTTAGGAATCCTGAAATGTTCAGTACATCAGCTAAATCCAATTGGATAAAACCTAGACCAGCATTAACGTAAACAGGTTTATAGCTGATTCTCCAAGCAAAGCCCGTAACGTTCGACCCGTCATTGTGCTTGAACGGCATTGCATAAAAGTAATCCAATGGAATTCCTTTTAACGACGTACCTACTTTAGTACCATAAACAACTCCAGAAGCATCAACTCCAATAAACTTATAGTTTAGTCCATTGAATTTTTGCAAAGTGTTGTTAACACAGTTACCGCCACGGGTAAACGCATAGGTCAAGTTGTAGTTACCATCACGAACCGGAACAGCAGCGCCATAACCGAATGTTTGCAACGTTACATCTTCTGAATTGTCTGTAACACCTACCGCTTCAGGTAATGGATAGATACGTAATAAGGGATTGTCATTAGCAGCAGCAGCTACCAAAGCAGCCAAAGCTGATTGAGGTGTTAAAAGATTGGTTGCAGTCAACTCAAAAGAACCTGGTACAAGAAAACCTGTAACGGTGTTTTTAAGTGTTAAAGCGCAATCTGGAATACCTGTATTGCCACCCATTGCAATACATACTATTTGATTGATCATAATTTCTTTAATTATGCTGAATTAACAGCGATTTAAATAATATTTTAATTTAAGGTTATCAATATCTAATCCATCTATAAAGTCAGGGAATGTATTTGCCGTACTTCCTGATTGAGCTTCTGTTCCCCAATAATACCGCCTTGTAACATTATGTTTAATGTTATCTACATTGTTAGCTCCCAAAAACATATCTCCAGCTAAAGTAATTTGTCTCATTAATTCATGGTAGATAGGCATTATAATTGGTTTAAAATTAGTCTCCAATCGTTCCTTAGCCTTGTAGGTATTCTTTGTAAAGTTTATAATTGCCAATCTTAAACTTAAATCGGCATATTCACCAACATAACCAACGGGTTCTTTAACATCTACAAAAAGAAATACCAAAGGATACTTCATGTATTTTCCTGTTGATGTTTTACCTAATTGTATCAAACTTTCCTGCAATTCAAGTATTGTTCCAAATTTGAAATAAACTCCCGTAATTGACGGCTGTACTATTTGAAGTTTTGGTGTAACAATAGTACTTACCTTAGCAACCAAAGTTTCCAGATCATCCTCTATATATCTATAACTTTTTGGCATAACTAAAAACCTAAAGTATTTTTATGATAGTAGATTTCAGGAACGTCACACTCAAAGAACCAATTATTCCAACGCCTCCAATACTTTCTAACAAAATTAGGATAGGTTGTTGTTGAAAGGTCAAACAGTCTAACCATTCCTACCATTTCATTCCATATCTTAACCTGTTTGTCAATAGAATTGGTTACGTTTGCATTTTCCGCCTTTGGTTTAACTTCAGAAATACCCGTACTTTGGGTTGTTTCATCTATTTTCCATTGGTAGTAAACGTAATCAGCAATCATTTCCTTTAGATCTGTTTCATCAACGATGGCAACCCATTTAGCTTTGTCAGGATCAATATCAGGCAATGCTAAACCATTGATCATCTCATTATAGAAAATAACCCCAAATAGTTCTATCAGAAATTTCTTCTCATACTTATCAATAAAGTATTGCAAGTTGCCACCATTTTCATGGTAATTGGCAGATTGCGGAATATCGATATCTCCGACGAAAATACTTGGGGTTATGATTGACATTGAATTTTATTTTCTGTAAAGTAAATAATATCGATGAACGCTGACTGATGTTCCTGTCTTGGTGGTAAGTATTCGCCACCTTAAAGCAGGATTTAAAGCCAATGAAACAACATTTGTTGCAGTTGCATCAGTTAAGGTATAAGTATTATAGGTGAACCATTGATCTTCACCTGTTAACGATGTTACCTTATACTGAAGTGCAATTGTTCCGGCAATTGTTCCAGATGTTTTCTTGATATCGTACTTAAATGTAACAGCAGATCTACTTCCGCTAATAGTTACTTTTGCACTATCAACAACGGCATCAGTCAACGTTACCTGCTTAACAAGTCCCGAATAATCCTGAGCTTTTGCAAAGGTTGCCATCCCGACAACTAATGCTAACAATAAAATGAGTTTTCTCATTATTTCTTTACCTCCTTGGCAATGCCTGCTTTAATTAAAGCTAATGCTTTTACTTTGTGTGGCGTAATTTCTTTACCAACTTTGTAATGCTTGGTAGCTTTAATAATTTCAACTTTAAGCCTATCATTGTACTTAACTTTAGTACCTTTTTCAGCGTTTTCTAACAGCATTGCTTTACTTGAGAAAGTTGTTGCCTCTTTGTTTTCTTCTTTTGCCATGATTTTTATTTGTTAAACAATTAATTAAATTACAGGGATTTCAATATCTGTAAGAACAGAAGAAATTTGATCGTAAACGATTGATCCAGCATCAGATGCTTTGATGTAAGTCCCCATAAATGCTTCTAATTTTTTAGAAACAAGATTTTTCGAGAAATCATCGTTTTCATATCCCTCAAAGTACTCAACATCTTCAGCCATAACCAAGTTGAATTTTTTCAAATCTCCAACCAAGATATCATCAGCATCCATTTTGTTAGTGAATTTAACTTCAACTTCTCCAACGTTCTTTCCGTTTGGAGATACAAAAGGAGGAATTAAATAACGTCCTTCATTATCTTTAACTCCAGACATTTTTGCCATCCAAACAGTATTTAAAACGGCTGTAATTTTACCTTTAAAGTTAGCTAAACGGATTTGAGTAGCCATAGCCATAATAACATCATAGATGTTGGCAAAAGCGTAATATTCGGCCAAACCAGAAGGGACAATAAATGCAGAAGCTTTTGCGATAAGTCCGTCAAATTCAGTTGGGGTTGTAGTTTCGTTACCCTCCAAAATTTTATCGTCAATTTTTTGCTCAACCAATTCATTTGCATGTTCTGCAAAATCGGTAACTACTGAAGGAGCGTGATTAATTAACCTACGAGTTTGTTTCCATCTAACCGCAACCTCTTTGGTTGTTTCTTTAGCTGTAACCCATTCGGCATCGGCTAATGGTTTTAAAGCACCCTCTGCGATAAATTCTGCATCTCCTTCTTCATTCACGCGGTCAGAATACCAAATGTTTTCTGTTCCTGGCTGATTTTTTATGGTAATCAAATCCATAAAAATAGTATCAGGCTTAGGTACGTGACCAATTTCAGGATCAATGTAGTTGCCAAATAAAGGACTAAATCCACCAGCTACGTTAGGGATAACGTTTGCGGTAGTCATCAATGCAGCTGCTTTGATTTGGGTTGTTTCGCTGAAGTTCGGTGCTTTATAAGCATCTTCTTCAATACGTTTTTTCAACATTACAACAACAGATCCTTTTTCTGCATCTTTTGTTTTTTCACCAGCTTCTTTTAACTTCCCGATTTGCTCAGACATATCAGCAACAGAATCATTAGCTTTTTTAATTTCAGCAGACATTTCTGTTTTGACAGCGTTTACCGCTTCATCGATTTTCTTCTGGTTTACTTCTTCTTCATGTTCAGCTTTTGCCGTCATGTAAGAGTCCACTTCTTCTTCAGAAAGAGCGGATAATTGTTTTTGTGTTTTGTACTTAAACATTTTTTAATTTTTAAGTGTGAAAAATAATTCTTTTTTTCTCTTGAGTGGATACTTCCGGCTCTTCCTTTACAGGTGGCTCATCACCGGCCTGCTCGTTTTTTTCTGAGGTGCTATAAACACCTGTGTTTGGGTTTGCGCCAAAAAGGACACAACTATTTTCTAAAATTTGACTTTCGATAACAGCAAAGAAATAACCGTAAACATCTACTTTATCTTTGTTTATTACGATTGGATAATATTTATCCCAATTCTTTTTATACTCTTCATCTCCCTCAATTGCACTATCTAAACAAAGGACAATTTGTACGTACCTAAGTCCGATTGAGTGCTGTTTTATCTGATTATCCTTATAAAGGAGGTAAGTCTTTTTATCATATTCTTTTGGGACTATTGAACGCATCATTAAAGCTTGCGCTTTTTCAACATCAGATTTAATCCCAAAATATGACAGGTCAAAATTCTTTGTGTAAAGTTCTGCATCCTTTCCAACAATATCATCAGTTGAATAATCGTGGTTTTTTAAATGGTAAACAATGCTTTTATCCTGTATTGTTTTTTTCCAGTTATCTTTTACCATAACATCCATGTAGCTATCACACCAACCACTAAGATTTGCAATAGCATTTACCTCGATTTCATCTGGAGCCATTATTTCCCCATCAGCTTTTACAGTCTGCTTTTCGTTTACAGGCAAACAACCCCAATCGAAAATATCGCTCTTAATTGGGAGAGATTTCTTTTGTTGGATCAATGATTTAACATTTGATCTTAAATAAGCAAAAGCAGCGGATTTTTCTGCAAAAGATGGAATTACAACTCTCATTTCTTTATGATTTTTTTATCAACTACTGCTTTTTGTTTTTCTTGCAATAACTTTTTTGACTGCTCTGCAACTTTTTTCGGCTGTTCTTTTTCCTGTTTTTTCATTACAAATCATCTATTTTAATATCATTTTCTTTTGCTAAGATAGCGTTTTCTAGTTTCAAAGCAATAACCTCTTGTTTTTCCTTCTCGAATACCTGATAGCACGCCATATCAGACCACACCATTTCAGTATCATTAATATCCAATACATCCTCAAGAACGTCGGTAAGATTTTTACCTTTAGGCTTTAATGTATATTCAATATGTCGAACTATAGATTTTTCTTGATTTTCGTAGGTTGTGCCTTTTTGATTATAAACTTCAAGGATATCTTTTGGAATACCGAACATAGATCCTATGTTATAATATGCGTTAGAATAAGCATCATCAAGCTTTAAAGCAGAGATATTATCTACAAAACGCTTAATGTCAATCTGCGATCTCATAGCATGGACACTTTTCCCGCCTCTTACCTTTGTTTCAATATCTTCTTTTTCCTGGATTCCCATCGGAACCTTAGTGACATCTGATGGGTCTTGTTTTCCTGATACAACGAACTTCTTTGAAAACTCAAGATTAATATTTATAGCGTCTAAAGCTTCTTCTGAATTGCAGATAATTTTGTATAAAGCGTCAACTCTTGATACACCTTGGTAAAAATTATCTGACATACCATTTGACAAGTCGAATATTGGAGTTATTTCATCAAGCGGTATATATTTAGATTTACCGTTACCAAAGTTGTACTTTACAGTGCTGCTCATTATTTCCTTGAAAGTTGCTTTTGTGAAAATAAAGTCTTTCATTCGGTTTAATAACGTTCCTTCCCAAACAAGATTAGCAGGGTTTAACCATTGTAAGGTATTGCTATCGTTTAGTAATCTACCTCCAGATTTATAAAGATATGCCGTTCCAGTCATTGTCCAAAACATATAATCCCACTTGAACTGTGTCCAATTTTGCTTATAGTTTGGTTTTTTACGTAAAGTTTTTAAATATTCAGATGTTTCTTTTGTATTTATCTTACCAAGGCTGAAAAGATCGCAATTCAAGGCGAATACCTTTAAACATGCTGGACTTGAAAGAATAGTTTCAATTTTTTCTTTTTCGGTAACAAATCTTTTCGACCTGTTCTTAGAACTGAACATTGTATAGAACCAATTGCCAGCATTATCTTTTTCTACAGATACAGGCTCATTAATGCTATTATTGCCGAAGCCAAAATTAAGATTAAAAAACCCCATTCAGTATGTTTACATTTTTTGCTAATATAACAACAATTTTACAATATCAAATATTTTTTATTATGCCTTCGTCCTGAAGATACTGAGCTACATACCTGGCTGGATCTAAAAGGTGGTTATTATCATCTTCTGGCTCTTCAAGAACATTGCCCATTTTGTCTACCTTCCTTGAGTGGTTTTCCTGTTCATATTTAAGATTTGCACTGGATGAGGTAAAATAGACTTTCATTCCGGTAAGCAGATCGGTTGTATCTTTAATTGATCCCGCTCCCTTTCTTGCTGCAACCGCATATTCCCACCCGCTATCACGCAATGCCAATATCTTTAACGGGCGATTATAATCACATATTACCATGCTGTTGGTTGATATGTTCATCCTACGGAACATAAACGATACTATACCATCATCGTCGCCTTCAATCTGCGCCCTTTCGGTAAGTGTCATTTTTTCCTTGATCACATTTTCGCATGTATAATTTTTTTCATGGAAATATAATGCACCATCATAATATTTAGCACCCAAAACTCCCCACGGATCAACAGCACCCCAATCGACACCATGTATTTCGGTAGCGTTAAGGTTATGGTAAACATCATCGGGAATCTCTTCAAAATGGAATATCCTGTGTGGACGTTCAGCTTTTTCTCCCTTACCAAAAACACTCCAGTTAAATTCAGATGCAGAACGTTTAAATTCATTATCCTTACACCGTTGTAATTCTTTTAATTGTTTTTCTGAAAATTCAAGATTGTTTTCGGCAATGTTATATTGTTTAGCTTCTTCCGTTGTCAAAACCTTACTTTCAACAATTGCACACCTTGAAACTGGTTGATAGGATAAAATCTTTGCCCTTTGTTCCGGCGGACAAAAAGGGTTGTCCCTAAAAGTAGACTTTATAACGATTGCTCTTTTGTCTTTTTTAAGGTCATCGATCCAATGACTTTCCTTTGGATTCCAATCAATAACAATAAAATCCCTGGTACGTTGGTCGATCTGGTCAAAAACTTCTTTTGATATTTTGTAAGGTTCGTTTAGCCATGCTGCATCCTGACCCAAGCCCATCACCTTATTGACCTCATCAGTACCCATCATTTCCCATGTAGATGAGGTATTATAGTCGAACCTGCTTTCTGTAATGTTAAAGTTTTGTTTAACCTTAAACCTAAAGGTCATTTTAAGATGCCTTAGTGCATCGTTTAGAACAGTAGCTTTGCAATCTGTCTTGGTGTCACGCCAAACAGTTAACCGCTTATTTTCGTTTTCTCTTGCGTAATTATCAAAACAATCAATAAGACTAACTGTCTTTGAACTTCTGGAGCTTCCTTCGTTTATAATGTATCTAATTGCACGTTGTGGCGAACCTTCATCATCTAATTCTAGTTCTCCATGTTCATCACGTAGAAAGTCGCAATGTATAGCGTTCCAATTGGCTTCAAATACGACCGTTGATTTTAAACTTGGCATTAGTCATCTGATAATGATCTTACTATTTCGATTTTAACGGTTTCATCAGCATTTGTTCGCTGTTTATTGTCCTTATCGAAAATGCCCAAATGCCTACCCAATGCATTCAATGCTGTTGGTTTGTCATGTAGCTTAAATTCGACTGAGGTTTTAGATCCTCCTTCAAATTCTGTTACTGTTTTTTTGATTGTGGAGATCGCCGCCGCTTCATCACGTGGTATTTCATGAAGGTTAAATTCTAGGTTATCATCCATATAATCCTGAATGTTTGAAAAGCCTAACTTTGCATATTCAGCAACTATTTTATCTTGGGTAATCATCGATCTATTGACCATTTCAGCCTTTAACTCACCTATAAAGTCTTTTATTTCCTGTTCCTGAAGAAGATTGTAGCCAATCTGACCAGCTGTATTTTCTGAAAAACCTGCGTAAAGTGCTGATTTAGTGGCGTTTCCACATTCAAAATACTTATAGCAAAATTTTTGTCTTTGTAGGGTGATCATAGAAATATTTTAAACCCGTTTAAACCCAAATCTACGAATTATTTTTTAAAAACCTAATAATGTACCTTCTTGTATTTTTCATCTTCAAGGAATGATTTAATTGTAAACCTTGCATGTTCCATTGAATGTTGTCTTTCGCCTATGTTAATCCAAATACCTATCCAACTTTTATATTGTGGAGCGAAAAAAGTAACTCCATAATTTTTGATTTCAACTATCCTGGTCTTTACTGTTTTCATATTCCTTTTGGTTTAGCTCATCCTGTTCTTTAGATATTCCCAACTGTTCAAGGATGAAAGAACGGTCGAGGTATGGATCGGCTGTTGGGATGTAGTTGTAAGCAGTCATAAAATTAGTTGCAACAAATATTGATGCTCCAGACTTAAACATTATAGATGTATGATGCTCGTTAATTGTATCAACATGTTTAACGAAACAAAATTTACGCATAAATCCATCATTTGAAATCAATGGACTATTAAACTCTACCCTAACCATTGCTAGAAGGTGTTGGTAAAGTAGACCAGTGAGTAATAACGCCATCAGAAGTATTTTGCCATCCGTCAACACAAAGAGTATCAGTTTTAAAAACATCAACCTTTCCCCAATTACTTTTAAAGTACACTAATACACTTTGGTTTATTGTAGGTAGTTCATCCTCCACACTAATCCACTTCGGCTCGTTTAGTTCCTGGCATTTTTGGAAGCCGGATATGAAGCATTCACGATAAATAAATCCCTTATCTCCTTTTTGTGGATAGGCTTCATCTGCCAACTTTTCTATGTTTATCATATTTATTCTGATTTTAAATTGATTTCAATAAAAGGGTAAGCTTGTCAATAGCTAAATTTTTAACACTTGAATAATTTCCAACTTTTTCATTTGATTCAAGTGCTTTACAAACAGAGTTTATCAATTCTGCTTTTTGCTCTGGTGTATATGTATTTTCCATATCTATCAAGTTTTAAATTGTAGTTCTGTTAAGGTCAAAGAGAAGTAAAGGTTTTGGAGTTGGTGGAGGTATTGAATTTCTATATCTTGCCATTCCCATTCAAACTTACCGATCCAAGATGAGTAGTTTATGTTTATATCACCTTTTGTAAACCACCAATGATTAACATCGTCAGTTCCACTTTCAAACCCACACTTCAAAAGTATTCCCTCTGAAAGTAGGATGCCATTACAACTAATGATGTCACACATTTTTATATTTAAATCTTTGTCTGAAAATTTAATAGGAAATTCATTTCCGCCATCGTAATCATTAAAGTACTTGCTTTCTATACATTCGACTTTAACGATTTTGTTTTCATCGTCTAGTATATAATTCCCAATCCTTAATTCTTCTGCTTTAATCATACCCAAACTTACAATTTTATGCATTAGCTTAATGTAACAATGATGATAGGTTAAACCGTTTCAAAATAGAATACGATTGGCTTAACTGTTTCTTGAATTAGTCCATACCTTTTTGCTATCCTGTAATTTGATGATCGTAAATTCAATCGTTTAACTTGTTCAAATATTTCAGATCTATATAACTCCAAATGATGTGCGCTTTTATGTTTGTTGCAGTAACGGCAAGTGGGCATTAGGTTATCAAAATGGTTTACATCAATTTCGGTTAGATGATTTAGGAAAGCGGGTATTTGAAATTTATTTTTAACGTAATGTAAAAAGTATGATTGAGGTATAACATGATCAACTTGCATTTCCCTAATTTTTATTTCACACCCGCAATAAGCACAATGTCCATCGAGTTTGTCGTAAACTGCTTTTCGTATTTCAACCTTGTTCATCACCTATTTTTTAAATTGTTTATTGCTTGTTTCAATCGAGATAAATTCAAACTTGCAGTATTCTTCGCCAATATTAACTTTTACTTTCTTAATTTCGGCTTCCCAAATATTAAAGTCGTTAAACCAATATTTCTTCTGAAGAATATCCTGGAATGGTTTGATCAGGTTATCATAATCGGATTGCATATTAGATACGCCAAACTCATAGATAACTTTTAACTTTCCTATAGGAACCTCTATTTTTGGTAGAAGTAAAAGCATGTGTTTTTCATATGCTTTATATTCAGGAGTCTTGAAGCGTTTGCCCTGCCAACATTGATTGACAGTTAATCCTTTCAATTTAATTGTTACTGGATTAGTTCTGGTCTGAAATTGTAATTCAATAGTTTCGTGCATCAAACCAAATGGCGGTTCAATTCTTTCCTTTTGCATGTTTCTGTTTTTTAAGTGCTTTTTTCCATTGGCAAATTGATGTAGTGCCAACTTTTAACTCTTTTGATGCTTTTCTAAATCCAATGGTGTCCGCTAATAATATAGCTCTTTGTTTAAATTCATCAGTATATTTAGAATAACCTAATACTGCTTTCCAAATTTCTTCCATAAATAAAAATCCCCAGCATTTCGAGGTGGTCGTCTCTACTCTGCCGAGGATTGTTTAAAGTTTCTTTACACAGCGACCACTCTGTTGTTCAAATATAATAAATTCTTTGAACTTGTTCAACTTTTT